CTGATAGTGATAAGATTATTACCCCTGTACCAGGAGGTATATCTCTTACAGGTCTATCCTCCTATACTTTCCCAGAATATTCCACTGATAGAGCATATGTAGACACTGATATTACAGTAGCTAATAGTTACACTGATCAGACAGTAATCGAATTTAGTGGATTTGCTCTTACATCTGGTTCTCTAGTAACAGGTGATGTTATTACCTTTGATGCTACTCCAGATAATATGTCTCCAATATATACTATTACTGATCTACAAGCTGTTCCTGTAGTAGAGTATGGTGTACACCTTAATGACCCTGTTACTGCTCCTGTAGGTGCCGAGGTAAAGAAATATAATGGTAGTACATATGTAACCTTCACTGATCCTAATGGTAATCCTGCCCCTGTCCATCTAACTCATCCTGCTAATTCTGCTACAGAAATAGTAGTTGATAACAGCGATTTAATCGGTATTGAAGATCAAATCGCTGTAGACGGTACTGGAACTGTAAATGCTGGTGTAATAGATAAAGTCCTGATCAATAGAACAGCTTATAGAGCCACTCTTGATGCTGTAGTATCTGTAAATCTAGGTGTATTCGTACATCTAATGACACATGGTAGTACTGAGTACAGAGACTCTTTTCTATCTGTTGCTATTTATCCAGGTGCTCTAGGCGATCGTATTAAGATTGGTACTAGAGCGTCTAGAAACTATCCTAATGCATTCTGGATCGATGTATATTTTGACGGTGAACTAAAAGAATCTTGGGAAGTAACTAAGACTAGATATCTAGATGGTTATGGTAATCAAATGTACCTGGAGGACGTAGTTAATACTAAGTCCGGTTATATTAGAGTTCTTGATAATCACGGGGATACCGACCATACTCTTCCTAAGTTTACTACATATGCAGTATGGCAGAGACTTCCTACTACTATATTTAGTGTAACCACAGTTAGTACTAATGAAGATGTTCTTCAAGGTGATATTTATGTGAACCTTAATAACGCTTCTAGTCTTAGTATTAACGATAGAATTAAATTTGGTAGTGCTACAGCACCTGAATACAAAGTTCATGCTATATCAGGTACAGAGATTACTCTAGATAGACCTCTAGTAGAGGCTAGTATAGCTAACGGAGTACTTCTTTATAAATTTGATGCTACTGTGACTAATACTGGTCTAGGTATTTATGCTGGTATCCAGTATTATAAGTATCAGTCTATTTCTCCACAAGCTGGTCTATCTATTGGTGATCTGTTTACTATTAGCGGAGTTGTTGGCACTATTATTGATTCAGGATTTAATAATCTTGATGGCGGTAGTGATGGTAGTGCTATTACAGTATATGATGTAATCACTGCTTTTAATGCTATGTCTAATCCAGAGAAGTATAAGATTTCTCTATTCTGTGAGAATACTTTTACTTATCCTGAAGTAGCTCTAGCTCTAGATAATATCGTATCTAATAGAGTAACATCTCATAACTACTGTTCTACCAGTTATGCATCTGAAACTGCTTCTAATTACCTAGATAGTATTGTTGCTTATCGCAATTCTACTAATCTAAACTCAGCCAGTTCTTCTATATTCTCAGGCTGGGTACAAGTAACAGATGTTCATAACCAGACTAAAGTATGGCTCCCTCCTTCTATATTCGGTGTTATTAGCCAGTCTTTTGTTACTAGAAACTATTCTATGTTTACTCCAGCTGCTGGCTGGGTATTTGGTGTAGTGAATGGTCTTGATACTACTAGACATTTTGATGAAGGTGAACGTGATTATCTAGTTGATAATAGAATTAATCCTGTTAGACAACGAGATGGTTATGGTCTAGCTATCTGGGGTAATGAGACTACTTATGTGAAGCCTTCTCCTCTGCAGCTAAGATCTATTGCTATGCTTCTGATCTTACTAAAGTATGGTCTGCAGAATTTCCTAGAATATGAACTATTCGATGTTAATTATGAGCCTACTTGGACTGCTACTGAGACTGCTATCACTACGTTCATCAGGGATGAGTTGTATATTCCTGGCGGACTATATGATTTCAAGGTAGAAGTCAATAAGATTATTACGCCTACTGATATTGACAATAGGACTATGCCGGTGTTTGTTGGTATTCAACCTACTATGGACATTAAGACTATTCCTGTTACTATCGGTGTGTTTAATAAATCTGTTCAGATCAGCGTCTAGGAGAAATAACTAATGGCTATGAAATCTCTACCTGCTCTGAGAAGTATGTTCAAAGAGCCTCAACTTACTCATAGATGGCAGATTGAAATCCCTAGATGGCCTACAGCTGTTCAGCCCAGTAACCCAGATATTCTATTCTTCGTAACTACAGCTGGTCTACCAAAAGAAGATATTAGTGATGCTGAGGTAGAACTCGGTGCGTTCAAGATGTCTTTCAATGGTAAGACTAGTAGAAATGGAGAAATAGACTGGAAATTCTTCGAAAATACTGATCAAACTATTACTAGGTATTTTCTTACTGATTATCCTAATGCTAGACAGAATTTCTCTTCTAGCTCTGATATTACTATGGTTTCAGCATCAGAAGCTGATCTAATAATTCCAGATATTCTAATGCATCTTCTTGATGCTGGCGGTAATAATATTACTAGTACTTATCATCTAATAAACTGTAAGTTTAAGACAGCGGACTTCGGTGGTGAACTAGGTCAAGAAGCTACTGTACTATCTCCATCAATTAACGTTCAGTATGATGCCTTTGTAATGAAACCTAATTCATCTTCATAACAAGATAGTGTAGTATGATCAATCTCCTTAATATTCGTAAATCATTCACTCCTAATGTACCTATTAGGTGGGATGTATCTTTTAGTAATTCTAAAATGAATATTATTGGTCAGTATTTTACTGCCAAGGAGGTATCTTATACTGCGCTAGAGGTTCATACTACTGAAGTCCCAATCGTAGTAGGTGTATCCATACCAGTTAATACTATTAGAGTCCCAATAACTGGTATGGATATTACCTTCTACGATGATGATAAGCATCAAGTATATACTGCTCTTAAGTCTATAATAAAAGATAATCTAGAAGTTGGTAGAGGTGGATTTAACCCTACTAACACTAGTCTCAAAGTCACTATTAATGAATATGATAATAAGCTTCAAGTAGTCGAAACTAGAAAGTTTATAGTTCAGTTAGAAGGTGAAGTTTATAGTAAGATGCTAGTGCAAGAAGCTGTTCCATACGAGTCAAAACTAAAACTTATTGTTATAGGAACAAGTGAATGAATACCGAATCAAACTATGATAAATTAAATAATAAACACGATTATCTAGTTATTTCAGAACTGCCATCGAAGAATAGAAGCTATACTAATCTAGATAAAGTTCTAGTTAGAGAACTTATGATAGATGAAATTAGGGGACTAGCTAAATTTATTAGTCCAATACAAGAATATCAATTACGACAGCTTCTAGTCCTATTTCATGATGTTATAAGAACATATGATAAGGCTGGAGAAGCTATTCCTCTAGAGGACTTAGAGGTAGTAGATTTTCATTATCTACTTATTGTCAGTTCTATATTAACTGATGAAAACACATCTTGGAATATCAATGTAAATTGTGTAGGTAAAGATCTAGAATGTGGTAAGCATTTACATAGAAAAGTAAGTCTTACTGAAATAGAATACACAATAGAGAATTTTATAGGCTCCGTTCCTATTCCAGGATCAGATAAATCAGTCCATCCAATTACAATTAGAAATAAACTTGCTATAGAACGCGGCGAGGAGTTATATAAACTTTTCTGTAGTAAATATTTTGAAATAGAAGAAG